TATGCAGTTGTCGGTCGTCTCTCTCTTTCTTCTGATTGAAGGATCGAGACTCTCCTCACCCTTAACAGGGAGAGTCGAGATACTCAATCTTCAAGAAGAAAGGAGGGGTTGGGCAGGGCAGCTTAGGGTCGGTGGTCTGTTGCGAAGTGTTACAACTGGGGTAGATCCGTTCTGTTGCAGTGGTTATCACAGTTGCTTATCGATTGCATTAGCAAGGCTTATGATCAAAGATCATATAAGGCCAGACAGATGGCTCTTGCCAGAATTGGGCGAGGCTATTGAGAATTGGTCGCAATAAGGTCCTTGGTGAGGCCTGACACCCGTTGCGGCGCCTAGATTGCACATCTAGCGTGCATCCATGCCCCCCTCCATGGGGGTGTTTGCGGCTGTCATCGCACGTTAATAGGCTTCAGAAATTTTTGCCGCAAAGTGAGCCATATTTGCAGCACTCTGAGACTAACTCACATCACTGTGATACGTTATTGAGGTGGGGCCGCGTGCTTGCAACACCGACCCCGTGACCAACTCAACCGGAATTGAGCTGATGAACCAAGTCTTACAAGCCAAGACTGCATCTGAGCGTCTTTCAACTTTTGCGACACGTAAACCAGTGCGTGTCACTGCAACATTGCCGTGGTCGACTTACCAACAACTCATTGAAAAGAGTACAAAAGAGGGACGAAGCGTAAGCAACCTAATGGCATTTATTCTTGAAAGCCACCTATAAGCCTCTAGAAGGCCCCTTAAATTACATTTAGGAGCCAGTATACCAAGGAGCAGTTAAACGCATCTCAGGGAGGCTTGTAGAGCCCTCTGAGAGCGTTTCTGTATAAATAGGAGTCACGTAATCAAGTTCAACCTGTTTTACTTCCTCATGGAACTTCTTGATCTCAGTATTCAGGTTGTCTTGAATGCGGTTACTAATGACCCACCGTTCAATCCAGACAAGCAGACCAAGCAGAAGGTGATCAAACCAAGGGATACCTTGTTTCCACGTCACATACAGTGTGTGGAACTCATTTAACTTAAGTTCTTTTCCCACATTGCCTCACAAACATTAGGAAGGTGTTGATACAGCAAATCTTGGACTTGACCAGCTATCTGTGCGTGTTCTTTCTGTGTACCATTACTTGTCCTTAGGTCGCAGTAATGCAACCAAGACCTGATGGTTCCATTCATGTACAGCTTGGTTGGAGATGCCAAGGGAAGCACATCTCTTGCACACTCTTTAGCTACTCCATAGTCCAACATCTGTTGGTACAGGTGAACACCAGCAGCAAAGTGTTTAGTGATTTCATAGTCAAGATTATTCTTAACTACTTCATCTAGATCATCAATACTGTTCTGTCTGTTCTTTTGATCTTGACGCCTAAGGGAAGGAGAGATGGGAATCTCTTCTACCCGTGCATACCGTTGAGAGAACTCTTGAAAGCTAAAGCTCCTATGCCTAAGGATCTGTGCAGCTATAGACCTAGTAGTTTCTATTTGAACACACATATTTACCATCTCAAAAGGAGACCAGTGTTTATGTTCAATAAGGTATCTAATTAACCTAGCACTTGTCTTAGTGTTGGTTTGATTGGATGGATTAGATACTCTTGCCATATAAGCAATTAACTCTTCTGCATCAGGAGTAATGTGAATAAGTTCTACTTGGTGGTTAGCAGACATACTGTCTAATTAGTGATATAAGTGATGTCCCTTCAAGGACATCCGGTATATCCAGAATTAAGTTCTTGAAGGAAGTGAGTTGAAGGTGGTACTTTTTAGATGTCCATTCCCAGGGACATAATAAAAAGGGGAAGATTGTCTTATGATTGACTTGTCTTCCCCCGTACAGGGGTTCCGGTCCACCCTTCCATTCCCCCTGTATACGTGTGGGATTGCACCTAAACCCAGTTGGGGACTGAACTTTTGGAATTCCCTCTAGCTTGTCTTTTTTGGTCTAATGTCATCCCCAAAACAAGGTGGTTTGTTTCGGCTTGAGGGTCAGTGAGAAAGGCTTCTAACATGTCATCCCACTCCTCACGTTTGCGTTGGTTAACGACCTCTTGAGCTGAGATACCCATAGCGTCTGTGAAGTACTTCACGCCTTGGGCAAGGCTGTCTAGACGGTCATCGTGTCGGATAGCAAACTTCTCTCGACACATCCGACTCATCTGATAGAACAGCATGTACAGGAGACGCTTCTCAGGTGCATCATCAGCGTTGGAGTTATAGTCCCACTCCACCACACCACGATCAATGATGAGGCGGTGTTGGTTCATGATGGGTTCAAGGGCATCAATGATGCGTTCTTCCTTTCGAACGGTTGCTCTGACTTCCTCTACACCAATGTTTTGTTTGGTCTGTTGAAGGTGTTTTTTAAAGAGTTCTGCAACGATGCCATCACCAAAGTTAGTTTCAATGACAAGTTTGGAGACGTTGTACTTCTTACAACCTCTAAGGATATCAAGAAGGGTGTTGTCGGAGTAACCGTCCCTGTAAGCACGAATCTCGTGGACATACAGGAAGCCGTTCTTTTGACTTATGTAGGTGGCAGCTGTTTCGTCTGTGCCTCGACCTGACGGGTCAACGCTGCATATCGTTTCATTGTACGGACTCCACTCTCCCTGAAGCTGCATCGGGGAGTAGAAATAATCACCCGGTAAGCCAACCGTAGGCAAATCCTTGAGCACATTACGAGGATCACTGCACCACACAACAGAGTCCGGCGCTTGAGTTGGGTTAACAGCGGTGATGATGAGGTCTTGGAACTTGAGGGGGAACTTCTCGGCATCACTAAGACTCGTATCAAGCATGAACTGGAGCATGAAGTTGCTCCGACCCATTGCTGCTTCCCGTTCTAAAAGATCATCAGAACTGAATCGATCTGGATCAGTTACATCCCAAGGTTGAGCACCACCATCCAGGTCTTCTTGGAGTTGAGGGGCGATGAGACCTTCGTATTGGGAAAGTTTGCGTGGGTAACGTGCTGGCCAAACAAAGGGACGGTAGTTCCGTTCAGCCAGCTTTCGATAGATAGTAAAGGTGGTTTGGGGTGTTCCCAGGTACATGATGCGAGAGTCTTCCTTAGGTGTCAGGATGGACTCAGCCTCTGTACACAGTTGAAGAAGCTTTTCACGCATCATTTCGGTCATGGAGTTACCAGGAACCTCCACGTCATCAAGAATCATCAGGTCAGCACGTGAACCGGTGAGCTGACCAGTAATACCCACCGACTTAACGGAGGGAGCCTGAGATGGTGAGCAGTTCACATCAAAGGAGATACGAGACCAACGGGCATCGTCACTCTTTGGACGAAGGTGAACCAACCACGGGGTTTCAATGATGAGCTTTTGAAGAAAGATACTCATGTTATCTGCACGCTCTTTAGAGGCGGAGATAATCATGATCTTCTTTTCAGGGTTGTTAAACAGTGTCCACAGGACAAACGCTCCAGTAATCCACGACTTACCTACACCACGAAAAGCTTGGATCTGTAGTCGTTTTGGACCGTGCTGTAGATAGTCGGCAATAGCGTATTGAGCACGGGTGGGAGAAGGGAGGTCTAACTGCGACCACAGTGCTTGAAGAAACAGCTTAAAATCTTGCTGAAGTGACTCAATTACAGAGACCCCTCCAGAAGGCGCTGTAGGGCGTCTTGGGGGCATTTAAGATGATTGTACCTAAGTGGATAAACGAGGGCCTTGTAGAGGCTTCTAGGGGCCTTTCCGTGCATCAATCAGCTAACTGTAATCCTGCAAGATTACCAATCTGTAATCCAGCTATCTGAGGAGCTAGTTCTTGAAGCCGTGCTTGTACTCGACGAGCTGTAGGCCTTGGACCCTTGTCAAGGTCGTCCATCATGATCTTTAAACGCATTTTTGGGGGAACAATCTTTTGCTGACGCATGTCTGCTCTGATAGCTCCGTTTTTGGTTAAAGGGACACCAGCTTTTTGGTGTGCTTGGGTTGATGGAATTTTGTCAAGCTGCTTCCCATTAGAAGCGTGGTCTTGACGAAGGACATTACGTGGATGCTCCAGACCACCTTTAATCGGGGACGAAATGGGGGACGGATGACCGTAGATGGTTCCTTCAGTTTTATCAGTACGAACTCCATTCAGTTGCTTGTTCATCTCTTGATAAATTCGGGTCGCATAAGCAACTGGATCAATGTATAGATTACGTTTAGCAAAATCGATGTAATCTTGAAGCGTAAGAGTTTTTTGTTGTACTGTTGCACGCCGGGTGGCTTCGGCTTTAGCGTTTTCTAAGGCTTTTGATGTAGTTTCTTTAGGGCTAAATCGAAGAGGTTTACCTGCCTCATTTTTACGATCAAGATACCATTTAAGGCCTGTTTCCTTATCTGTAAAATATGTTGGCTTGCCACCATCGCGTAGGTTTTTCTCTTCTGCAGCCCTCCACTCATTCCACTCTTTGGAAGAGGGAGTTTTTTTGGCCATTAAAAAAGGCCACCCCGCAAGAGGTGGCCGACACGGTTATCTAGTTATTCCTTAGTGGATATGTTGAAGAATTAAGTGTTCCCTTGATGGGTGATCACCAAACGTTTCTCTCATCCACTGGAGCCAGTTATTACTACCTTTTGCCTGATTACACTTCCAACAGCTGGGTACAAGATTTGATGTAAGATCTTCCCCGCCACGACAGCGAGGATGTACGTGGTCAAGTGTAAGTTCATGTAATTCATAAGTTTCTCCACAGTAAACGCATTGACAGTTGAAGTGTTCCTTTATGGCTCTTCTCCAGAGCCTTTTTGCTTCTGGACTTGTCATCGTTA